CGTAGCTGAGGACATTGCCCATGCGATGGGATTCAGGCCGTGGTTGCGGGAGGACGATCCTGATTACCGGGTAGGTGTGAGGGTGCCGAACAACGGGATTGTGGGTTGCGAGGTGGCTGGGCAGACGTTGGCGCAGCGGATCGAGCCTGAGTTTATGAAGATGATCCCGAAGTTTTGCGGGGTGCAGACGGAGAAGTATTCGGATGGGTCGATCAAGTCGTTGACATTGGGGTTTGATTATAAGGGTAACGCGTGCGGGTCGAAGATTCATTTTCGGTCGTATGTGCAGCCTGCGGAGAGTTTTGAGGGGATTATCCCTGACTGGGTTCATTGGGATGAGCCGCCTCCTCAGGCGATTCTGAATGCGACGGCGCGAGGTTTGATGAGTACGAACGGGCCTTCGTGGTTTACGATGACGCCGCTGAAGGAGCCTTATATCTATGATTTGCTGTCGATGCGTGCGTTTAACAACGGGGGGGAGGACCAGGACATTGCGGTGTTTCGGGGTTCGACGTGGGACAACTGCCGGGACTGGTGCCGGGACTGCAATGTGGTGATTGAGGCGAACCGTGAGGAGCGGGTGGTGAAGGATTGTCCGCGGTGTGGGCGGGTGATGGGGTTCATGCCGAGGGAGGGTATAGAGAACTATCTGAAGCTGATTGTGGATGCGGACGAGCGGGAGGCGCGTGAGGAGGGGAAGTGGAAGCATTTGTCGGGGTTGGTGTACAAGGAGTTCGACAAGGCGAGGCACATATGCGCTGATTTTGAGATTCCGGGGAACTGGATGCGTGTGGAGGTGGTGGACCCGCATGATGCGAGGCCGACGCGGTGGTTTTTCCTTGCGGTAAGCCCGGAGGACATTCAGGTGAACGGTAGGTCGGCAAACCGTGCGTATTGTTATACGTATCTGCTTCCATCGGGGACGATTGATTCGATTGTGCGGCAGGTGAAGGTGCGCAGGGCGCAGATGGGGTACCGCGACCCGGCGATGGTGATATTGGATGCGAAGTTCGGGTCGAAGTCGATACGGACGATGGATGAGGAGACGACGTGGGAGGAGGAGTTGGGGAAGGCGGGGATACGGAGGATTGTGTTGTCGCATTCGGCACCGGGGGACATATCGATAGGGCATAAGCGGGTGAAGGAGTATTTAGGGGACCATTTTTCGGTGGTGCAGGGCAGGGCGTTTCCGGGGTTGCAGTTTTTCCGGGATGGGTGCAAGGGGGACCGTGGGCCGATTCAGGACATGCAGAATTACCAGTGGAAGGCGGGGACGGACAAGCCTGAGGAGCAGTATAAGGATGGGTGCGATTGTATCCGGTATTTCTGTCTTGAGCAGCCGGTGTATGAAGCGCCGAGGCCGGAAATCGATCCTGAGATAGCGAGGTTGCTGGCGGGGCGGGTCGGGGAGAAGGGGGAGAGCCCTCTTTTTGTTGGACTGAGCCTGAGAAAGTAGTAGAGTTATTCACGATGGCGTTCATTGTTCCATTTATTCCCTTGATAGCGGCGGGGATTGGTGCGGCGACGGCGGCGGTTGCGATAGCGGAGCAGCCTTCGATGCCGAAGGCGGCGGCGCCGACGATGCAGCAGACGTCGATGCAGCAGGCGGCTTCTCAGGAAGCGGCGGCGCAGGCGCAGGCTATGGCGTTGCGGAAGCGGCGGGGGATGGCGGCGACGGAGCTGACCTCGCCTATGGGAACTTCGGGAACGGCAGCGATAGGAAAGGCGACACTCGGATGATCACGGTATCGATTCTGATTGACGGCCATGCGGAGCACAGCCGGCGCATGGATTTCGAGGGCGAGACGTTTGCGGACGCGCTGGCGAAGGCGTCCGAGTACATGGATTCGCTGGTTCCTTTGGAAGCGAAGGAAGAAGAGGCTGAACCCGGTCAATGACGTATCCCATGCTCACTGCGGAGCGTAACTACGCCAATCCCAAGGGGTATGCCCCGACGACTCTTGGGAAGCGCAGTGACGAGGACAAGGCGCGGGACTGTTCGAAGTACCTGATGGTACTTGCCGAGCAGCGTCTTTTCTGGGAGCCGATGATCGACAACATCATTCTGTATGTGAACCACGGGCGTCGGTTCGTGCAGGACTGGAATCTTTGGCCGGGTCAGCAGACGGGTCAGGAGATCTACGACGACACGGCGATGCTGGCGCGGAACATGCTGGTGGACGGCATGGTGGGGTATCTGTGTTCGCGGAACCAGCCGTGGTTTGCCTTGGAGATTCCGGGGAAGTTCAATTTTCCGAGAATGTCGGGGATGCGGACGTGGAACGGGAAGCGTATCGACGAGTACCCGCAGGTGCAGAGGTGGCTTCAGGACGCGCAGACGGTGATGTACTCGGCGTTCAACCGGTCGAATTTCTACGATGTGGTGACGGAGTTTATCTCCGATGGGGCGACGTGCGGGACGGCGACGATCCAGATTGAAGAGGATATGCGGACGGCGACACAGGTGTTCACGGTGCCGCATTTCCGGGAGATCTTCATTGCCCAGAACCAGTTCGGGCAGGTGGACACGGTCTACCGCATCTACCGCATGACGCTGAAGCAGTTGTCGGAGAAGTTCGGCTGGGAGGCGATGAAGAGGGCCGACAACAATTTCGAGCGGGACTACAAGTCGAACTATTATGCGGAGCGGGACATCTGCCACGCGATTTATCCGAGGGAGGATTACGAGCCGTGGAGGATTGATGCTCGGGGCAAGAAGTGGGAGTCGGTGTGGCTCTACCGCAAGGGCGGAAAGATTCTCGAAGTCAGGGACGGCAAGGTCACTGTCAATCCGAAGGAAGTGAGCGCAGTCGGCGAAGGCGGCTATGATTCTATGCCGATGGTGACGTGGCGGTGGAGGCGGAATGCCGACGAAATCTACGGCAGGGGTCCGGCGCACGACGCGTTTATCGCGGTAGCCACAGCCAACCAGATGGGGCGAACCAATCTGGTTACGGCGCAGAAGGCGGCAGAACCGCCGCTGGTGGCGTATTCGGACATGCGGGGGGCGATTCAGGTCGGTCCGAAGGGGATCACCTATATAGAGAGCAACCGTGGCGACATCCGGATGAGGCTTCCCCAGCCCCTGTACACGGGCGTGCAGACACTGCCGTATGCGCTTGAGGCGCAGAAGGATATGCGGTCGGTGATCCACCAGCACTTCCATACGGACGTGTTTGCGATGATGAGTTCGCTTGCCAAGCAGTCGAACCAGAGCCGCATGGTGGTCGAGCAGGTGTTGCAGTTGCAGCAGGAGCAGGCGGCGATCCTGGGGACGCGGGTAGGGAATCTGCAGTCTGAAGCGTTCGACAAGATCATCAGCCGGGTGTTCTCGATTGAAGCGGCGGCGGGTCGGATTCCGTTCCCCCCGGACATTCTTCTTGAGGCATCGCACGGCCCGGTGGAGGTGCAGTACCTCGGCCCGTTGGCGCAGGCGCAGACGCGGCTTACGGAAATCAGGGCGATGCAGACGGGATTGCAGTTGACGGCGGCGATCATGCAGCAGAACCCGGTGGCGGGGGATGTGATCGACTGGGACAAGTGGCTGGTGCGGGGTCTGGACAAGGTAGGCTTCCCTGCCGACCTGATCAGGGACGACAAGATGGTGGCGCAGATCCGCATGGAGCGGAACAAGCAGATGGAGCATCAGCAGCAGATTGAGGCTCTTCCCAAGATTGCCAAGTCGGCGGCGCAGTTGTCGAAGTCTCCCGAAGCGGGGAGTATCGTGCAGCAGATGCTGACGGGCGGTGAAGGATGACGACGGAGTTGCAGCAGATGTACCGCAACGTCTTCGCCAGCCGCGAGGGAGCGAAGGTTCTGGGCCATATCGCGGATACGCTGTGCCATGTATTCGACCCGATCCGGGTGGAAGATGTTCAGTTTCAGGCAGAAAGAAACGTTGGACTTGTGATTATGCAGATGGCGGGGGTATTCGATCCGCTGTATACTCATCTCGGCATTCCAGACAAGGAGGAACACGATGGCGGGTACGCCCCCAAACTATGACAATGTGCTGCTTCCGGGTTCGGGCGGGATTCGCGTCCCCACGGAGGGATTCGGCAAGTCTCCGACCATGACGGTGGACGCCAAGATCGCGATTGACTATCTGGCGGCTCATGCGGACCGGACGCTGAATGGACCGGAGACGGTAGGCTCCGTCTTCCTTCTCACCAATGCCGACACCACCGCCGCGAACCTGATCTTCCCGGCAGTCTTCCCCGGCAAGGTGTTCGTCGTGAACAACACTTCGACGAGCGCGATCACTGTCAAGGTGACGGGCCAGACCGGAATCTCGGTGGCTACATCCAAGAGCGCGGTCCTCTATATGAACGCTACGGACGTTGCACGCGCCTCGGCGGATGTGTAAGGAGGGCTTATGCCAACTGCTGGCGGCAAGGGCGGAAGCGCAGGCAAGGGCGGAAGCGCCTCGCCTGCCGCACGCAATGATGACGAAGACCTGATGTTCCGCAGGAAACTTCTGCGCACGAATTTCAATGCATGGAAGGGCCGGAGGAAGCCGAAGCAGTACCCCAATTCTCCGACCCATCCGACGAAGCAGGTTTAACAATTCGGGTTCTCTGAAGGTCCGGCCAGACTGACGGGGACGCAAGCAGGACGAGAGACGGCATACAGGTGCCTGTACACCTGGTGCCGTCTTTTATTTTGGCCCGAGAATTTTTAAGGAGAAGCAATGCCGGAAGCCGTAATAGAAACTCCTGCCGCAGCCGAGTCTTTGGGATGGCGTGCGGGTCTTCCTGACGACCTGAAGCAGAACGAAGCCTTTGTGCCGTACAAGACGGTGGGCGACTTTGCCAAGTCCCACCTTGAGACGGTGGCGAAGGTGACCGAACTGAATAAGAAGCTCGAAGACTACGTGCCCAAACTGCCGGACGATGCTTCGGACGAGGAGAAAGGGCTCTACTACGACGCTCTCGGACGACCCAAACAAGCCAGTGAGTACGAGTTCGACGGAGAGGACAAGAACGCTCCCGAGTGGACGAATTTCTGGAAGCAGAGCCTTCACGGGCTTGGTCTTACCCAGACGCAGGCAAAGTCTCTGAGCACGTTGTTCAACGGGCAGATGCAGCAGATGGTGGATGCCCACAACAACCAGATCAGGACGGAGCAGGCGGCGGCGGAACAGAAGTTCAAAAGCGAGTACGGCGACAAGTACCCCGAGACAATCGAGCTGGCCAAGCGCATGTGGGCCAAGTACGGAGAAGGGGAATTCGACAAGGCATTCGAGAATGGCAATTCGGCATACCGGTTTACCACCATGCGAATGCTGCTGAAGTTCGCGTCTCTTACGGGGGAGGACAAGTCTCCGCAGGGAGGCAACACCCGCCCGGTCAATAAGAGCAGCACCTTCATCAATTACGACAAGAGTCCCGCTCCTCCGAAGCGATAGCCCCATAGGAGATTGGCATGGCAGA